GAGTGATGACTACGACAACCGCACCTTCGAGGTATGCCGTCGATGCAATGCGATCTGGCAGCATGAGGTGTCCGAATGAGACGTTTCAGCTACATCATGGCCGCAATCATCTGGTTGCCGCTGGTGATGAGCAGTGTCCCGGTCCAGCAGCCACCACCGACTGAGCCAATCGTGCTCGACGTACCACCGTTCGGAACGGGCCTCAACTTCACCAACCCGCAGATCATCCGTGACCGCGCGGGCGTCATCTGGGCGGCAACCCGCGCCGATAGCTCGATTGGCGGTCTGGTGTGGCGCGTGGATGGCTATGTGGGGAAAGAGCCCGGTCAACGCGGCACACCGACGCAAGTCAACCCGACCAACCCCAGCCAGTTCTTTGCGAACGGTGAATTGGTCGTGTGGCCGGACGGCTACCTGTATTACGTGACCGTGCAGATTGATAACCTCCGCGACCGCAACCCGCTGGCGCAGACCGCGTGGCCCGTTCCAGGGTGGACCCCATGAGATGGCTTTGACTGTGAAACAGCAATTGTTTGTGGCCTATTACCTCGAAGATTGGAACGCAACGCAGGCCGCGATCAAGGCCGGGTATTCCGATCAAAGCGCGCGGTCGCAGGCCAGTCGATTGTTGACAAATGTTGACATTCAGGCGGTCATCAAAGAGCACATTGACCAGATCATGCCAGCCGGGGAAGTCTTGCAGCGCCTGGCCGATCATGCGCGGACTGATATGGACGACTTTACCGATGCTGAGACGGCAACGCTCAATCTCGGCAAAGCGAAACGGGCCGGAAAGATGCACCTGATCAAAAAGTTCAGCAGAACCGAGACAGACAAAAGCACGCATGTCAGCATCGAATTGCACGATGCTCAATCAGCACTTGAAAAGCTCGGCAAGTATCACGGTCTGTTCCGTGATCGTGTGGAGCATAGCGGGCGCGTTGGGTATTTTGACGTGGATATAGGCGGGGAAGATGACGGCAGCACCGCGACAGATTGAATTGCTTGGGACGGCGCACCACCGTACCACGACCGGGCCGCAACAAGCGTTCTGGCGTTCCCCTGCGCGGTTCAGGGTGTTTTGTGGCGGCGTCGGATCGGGCAAGACGCGTGCCGGATGCGTGGAAGTGTTACGCCAGCCGCCGCGCTCAATCGGTATGGTTATCGCACCGACCTATCCAATGCTTAGGGATGCGACCCTTCGCACATTCATGGACCTGGCGCAGCGTGGCAAGGTTCTCAAGTCCTGGCAAAAGGGCGACGGTGTCGCCGAATTGATAGACGGCAAAACGATCCTGTTCCGCAGTGCAGACGATCCGGATCGCCTGCGTGGTCCGAACCTCGGCTGGTTCTACCTCGACGAGGCCGCCATGATGAGTGCCGATGCCTGGATGGTGATGATAGGCCGTCTCAGACTTGCACCGGGCCGCGCCTGGGCAACCTCCACACCGCGCGGTATGAACTGGCTGGCAAAGCTGGTGCAGAGTGGTCCTGACTACCAGCTCATCACCTCGTCAACCCGCGAGAATCGCTACCTGCCGTCTGAGTTCGTGGCAACACTGGAACGGACCTATACCGCACGCATGGCACGGCAGGAAATAGAAGGCCAGTTCCTTGACGATGTACCGGGGGCGCTCTGGACCCGTGCCAACCTGGACGAGACGCGCGTGAGTAGCGTTCCTGACCTCGTCCGTATCGTGGTCGGTGTTGACCCGTCTGCGACCTCTGGCGGCGATATGTGCGGCATTGTGGTTGCCGCCAGAGGGTCAGACGGTCACGGCTATATCCTCGACGACCGGACCATCCAGGGCAGTCCGTCGGCCTGGGCGCATGAGGCTGTCTCAGCCTATCACCGGAACAAGGCCGACCGCCTGGTCGCAGAAAGCAACAACGGCGGGGAGATGGTATCGACCGTCATCTCGACGGTCGAAGATGCGCCGTTCGTGACGCTGGTGCATGCCAGCCGGGGCAAGATCACGCGGGCAGAACCAATCGCGGCATTGTCTGAGCAAAAGCGACTGCACATGGTCGGCACGTTCCCGGCGCTCGAAGATGAACTCTGCTCATACGACGGGACCGGCAACAGTCCGAATCGTATGGATGCGCTGGTCTGGGCCTGTACCGAGCTGGGGTTGCATATCGCGCCATCACAGGGGTTGTGGTAATGAGCACACGGTTGACCACCTTCACGCGGGACCGCCTGGTCAAGGCGACAGGCCGGACACGCGATGCCACATTCAACGCGGTCGGCGGCACGCTGCGCTCACTAGCCAACAGCACCCTGTCGCTCATCGGTGGTCAAGAAAAGCTCGGCTGGGCGATTGGCCTTGACGGGTACACCGCGCGCATGCTCGACACGTCAAGCGCGTCAACACTGCTGCAGCAGCTCACGCTCAACGAGATCGTGTATGCCTGTCTGCGTGAGCGCATGAAAGTGCTCATCACTCCCGTATTCCTGGTCGAGCGAAGGCAACCGGACGGTTCCTATCTGGTTGACGACCGGCACCCGCTGACCGCACTCTTACGCCGTCCTGGTCCGAACCTCGACACCGCAACCCTCTGGCGCTGCCTGGAAGCATCCTACTCATCGATTGGCCGGCTGTACCTTGAGCCGGCCTATCGGCGCGGCGTGCTTGAAAGTGTCAATCCGCTCAATCCGTGCTATATCAACGAGCGATACGAGCAAGGCCGGCTGGTAGCGTATGAGTGGGCACCACCGGATGCGCCGTCCATCCGCTTCGCAGCCGATGACCTCATCGTCAGGCGCGCGGTTGACTGGGCTGATGTGCCACCGCTGATTGCCGCGCTCGGCGCTGTCGAGGCAGACCAATTCTCGAATGATTTCATGCGCGGCTTCTTTGCCAATGCCGGCGTGCCGTCCGGTATCGTCAAGGTCAAGGGGTCCTGGTCAAAGACGCTCACCGATACCTTCCGGGCAACATGGATGGAACGCTTCGGGCCTGGCGGGATGGCGGCGGGTGGTCCTGCCATCTTCGATGAGAACATCGAAAGCTATACCCGCCTGGGCGTCAGCTTAAACGAATTGGACAATGAAACTTTACGTATGTTCATCGAAACCCGAATATGTATGTGCTTCGGTGTGCCGCCGCTGATCATCTATGCCTATGCCGGCCTGCTCAAAGCAACCTATAGCAACCTGCAGGAGGCATGGTCATCGTTCTGGGATGCGACCGCGCTGCCACTGCTCAAAGAGTGGGCCGAGTGGCTCAACTGGTCACTGCTGACGCTGTACGAGGACCGCGACGATGTGTTGCTCGGCAACGTGCGTTGCCGGTTTGACCCGTCCGGCCTGGGACCGTATCAAGAGGACGTTGACGCGAAGATCACGCTGTACCGCGATGCCTATGATGCGGGCGCCATCACGATGAATGAGCTACGCGCCGTGATGGGGTTGGCCGGTCATCCTGACGGCGACGTATTCAAGGCACCGCCATCACCGCCCGTTCCCTGGCAAGTCCCACCAGAACTGCCACCAGCGGCCGCCAGTGACACGGAGAGCGATGACGAGCAGCAAAAGCGCCTCCCGATTGTTCATAACGTCAAGGCCAAGCCAAAGCCGACGCCACGACTGGATGCCGACGTTGCCAAGTACCTCAAGGACCAGTATGCGAAGGGGCGGCGATTGGTCATCTCGGAAGGGCCGGCCGGCGCGCAAGTCAAGCTCGAAAGTGTGCTCGACGATGGCACCGCGCTGGCCGGCACGCTGGCACCGGCTGAGCGACGGGCCTATGCCGAGTCATGGAAGCAGGCCGCACTCAAAATCGATTGGGATGTGACCCTTGATACCGGCGATGTGTCCCACGCGGTTGACCTCCTGGCTGAACGCTGCGTTGGGATAGCCGGCACGACCAGACAAGAGATTGCCGACCTGATCATTCAAGGTACTCGTGAGCAATGGTCGGATGCTGAGATTGCCGAGAAGATCGGCCAGCTTGGGTTTGAGCGCTCGGCCGCGCGCGCGCCACTCATCACCCGCACTGAGCTGGCAATCGCAAGCACCACGGCTGCCAGGGATGCCTATACCGCATCAGGCATTGTCTCAGAGATGGAATGGTTGACCGGACCTGATCCGTGTCCAGAGTGCCAGGAGCGCGACGGCAAGCACTACGCACTCGACAGCGCACCCGAACTGCCGGCGCATCCGGCCTGCGTTTGTGACTACGCCCCGATTGTGTCGAGCGTGCTGGAAGTACCGGCGAATGTACCAGCGGAGGTATCCCTATGAGTGACGACCTACGCGCGGCAGAGGCATTAGCCGCGTTGCAATCTCTCAACACAGACCGCATTGAGTTTAAAGCCGATATTGGGACTGCTGTGCTCGACATTGACAACCGTGATGTAACCACGCTGTTTTCGGTGGATAACCTGGATAGCGTTGGGGATATTGCCGAGGTCACAGCGTTTAAGAAGTCAATCGGTGAGCGCGGTGGGATGATTCCCCATCTCTATATGCACGAACTATCCAACCCACCTATCGCGCGGATTCTGTCGTTCCAACCCCTGACGCGCTCCGAGCTGCCGCCCGATGTGCAACGCGACTATCCTGAGGCGCGCGGTGGGATGGCGTGTGTCTCACGCTACTTGAAATCAGGTCGGGGGGCGGAAGTCTTTGACGGGTTGAAAGATGGGATTCCGTTCCAGGCCAGCTTCGGCTATCGCGTGATGAACGCTGAGAGCCGCAAGCTACCTGATGGTCGGAAGGCGCGGGTCATCACCGAGCTCCAATTGTACGAAGTCTCGACAACCGCACCCGGTCATGCCGCCAACGCTGCAACCCGCACCCGTCTGGGCAAAGCGCTTGAGGTGTTGGAAGAGATTAAAGCCGGCTGGCGCCATGGCCAGCATAATGATATTGCCATACTGAACCAGATTGCCGCCCTGGTCGCAAGCCTGGGTGCAAACAATATCACGCTGATTGAGGCCGTGCCGCAGACCACGTCTGCACACACCTCGGCGGTGGATGCGCTTCTTTCGGAAGTTTCATCTATCTACGAGGTGACCCTATGTCAGCCTATGCCGCCCGCCTGAAGCAGGACATGAAGCCGAAGCTGGAAGAGCTTCGTGAACTCAACCTGATTGACGCCCCCACCGATGAGCAGAAGTCAGCCATTGATACGCTGACCGTCTCACTCACCGGCATGAAAGCTGAGTACGACAAGGCCATCGAGCGGCACCAGAAGTCGCTCGGCGCCGAGTCGATGTATGAAAGTCTCAGCGACCCGGCACCCCAGCCGCGCGCCGTGTATGAGAAGTCGTCTATCGGCCAGCAGACAGAGAGCAAGGGCTGGTTCGATACCGTCATTGAGAGCAAGAGCTTCAAGCGCGGCATTGACGACTTTATGAACGTGCGGGAAGTCATGCCGCTTGCCAAGCTGTATCAGACTGAGCGCAAAGCCGTGTTCATCCCCGGCAACCTCGACCGCTCTGGTGGTCTGGTCGATGTATTCAATGAGGCAACGCAGCCACGCCGGCGCCATTCCGTACTGGAGTTGATTCGCACCGTTCCAACCAACCAGTACAACATCAACTACCTACCGCTGACGTTCACGAATAACGCAGCGTCGGTTGCGCTCGGCCAGCCCAAACCAGAGAGCACCAACACCGGGCAGATCGAAACACTGACCCAGACGACCATCGCACATTGGAAAGAAACGGTGCGGCAGGTGCTGCGCTATATCCCGCAGTTGCGTGGTGAGATTGAGACGGAGCTGAGTGAAGGTGTGCTCGACCGGCTAGAGAATCGTGTGATTCACGGGACGGGCATCGCGCCGCACATGAAAGGTGTGCTGG